CCACTATTCTATCAGGATCTACTTGAAGAACATCCTCTAAAATACTTTTTACATGTGAGCTGATAGAAACTCTTGGATACCTAACCTGACACCTAGAAGTTTCATTCTTTAAATTTTCTAAAGTAGAACACTTTAACGTAAATATCTCCTGTCCTTCTGTCTGAGTCAACCCTTGAATTCCAATAACATACAGAGGATTTTTATCCTCATCTCCAAAAGTTATATCACCATAGGCAGTTCCTATAACAAGATCTATTCTCTCATAACCTCTGATGGGAACTAAACTGTATAGACCAGAGGTATTGGATATTTTTAAATTGACGGTTATGGATGGTGATAATAAATCCTCATAATAATCAAATGCCACAAGAGCTGGTGTAATATCTAGAGAGTCAGCAGTATTTTTAGCTTTGTCATCTGATCCACCTCTCTTAAAAACAATCTCTTGCTCAGGTGTAATTATTAGTTTTTTAAATTGTGTTTTTAAAATTGATGACATTAACTAGCACCTAAACTTTGAATTGTTAACTGAGAGATCATAGCATTTGTATCTACTGGCAAAAACATGATATCCATATCACCTGATCCATTGGGTTTAAATGCTTGTTGCGTTGGCATTTGTGGTTTTTCAACATTAGGAGGTATCATTACAACCGAACTTGATCCTTCTCCTCCTCCTGCCATTGGAGTATCGTAACTCATATACTGTTGTGGTATGGCCATACCATCAACGACTGCATCAGGAGAAACTCCAACAGATGACACATTACTCTTAACATTCTTATCTCTTAACTGAATAACCTTCGCAGCAGCTTCCACCTTAGTTATACTACCATCATTATTAGCATCTAGACCTTTATTTGCTTCATACCTTTTCTCAAATTTCTTACTAATCGCACCTTCACCAAAGAGAACAAAGTCATCTGGTTTACCTACAGCAGCGGGGAATAATACACTCATGTAAAGATCAGATATATCTGCACCCTCGTTACCTATACGACCCTCTAAATTAGTCTTAAGATACTTATCAACGTATTCCAACTGTTGTGCTCTAGACATTTCGGATAGTTCTTCTGTAGTCGTTCCTAAAGACTTAGCAGTATCAGGCATGAACTGTATCAGACCAGTAGCACCAGAACCAGCCATGTTTTTTGTTGCTGGATCAAATGTTCCACCAGTTTCAAAATCCATCATTGCAAGAAGATCATTCTGTGGAATATTATACTTCTCAGATAACTCAGCTATACCTGACATGAAATCTTCATCCCCTGCAACCTCTGGAGGTAGATCATAAGTCATTTCTGATTGAGGTTTTACCTCACCACCCATCATTGTTTGAACTGGTTGAGCTTTGGTTAAATGAACTGGAATTACTTTTTCGCCTTCTTCATCAACCTCTTTATCAGTAAGTTCTTCTGTAATCTCCTTATCTTTCTTGTTTGCGAATGGATTTTTTATACCCATCCATTTAGGTCCTAAGTACCCATCATCCTTCTCACTCCCAATAACATCTCTCACAGCGTTTACTGCATCAGAATTATTAATAGCAGACGCAACCTCTTTTGTTTTTTCTATAATCTTACCAGCAGTGTCCGTTATAAAGTTCCATAGTCTTTTCATCAAACTAGGCCCTCCTCCAAACAACTTACCTTGTTTAGATAAAAAGATAAACTTATCAACAACCTCTTCAAAGGCATCAACATCTAATCCTTTTTTCTTTCTAGCAATAAATTTTCTCTTGTCAGGTTTCTCTCCATCTTCACTCACCTCACCTTCTTCACCTTCTTTTGGTTTTAGTTCTTTTGGTTCTTCTTTTTTCTTAGAGTTTATCTCAGATTCTTGTTTTGATGTTGCCTTCTTACTATCATCTGCACTTTCGTTGACATTTTTTAATCCATCATCTACCTTTTCTCTTTCTGCTTTTAGATCTTTTCTCATGGCACGTTCATCGCCACCATACTGTTGATTGAGAACATCCGTTGTTGATGCAGCTTTAGCCTTACTCAACGAACCCCCTAACACTACAGGAAGAAGCAAAGCACTACCTAGTAAAGCTTTACTAAGTCCTCCACTCTTCTTACCAGAACTGAAGTTCCTTGCAAACCTTCTTGCTTTCTTTAAGGTGGATCTGCCTGGAATATCACTAGTCAAACTTGTACTAGTGGTTCCCATGAAACGAGCAAACCTTGATATGACACTCTCTGCCTTATCTACAGAACCCTGAGCTTTCTTTCTAACTGTTGCTATTGCTGCTTTACTCATTACATTGCATCCACTATATTAAATACAGATCTAGCATATTGAATGTGAATGTTACTAATATCAATCGCTGGAAGAAGGGTAACTACATTCTTTGTGGCGTTTTGTGTTCTCTGTATGGGAGTTTGACCAGCTCTCCTTTTTTTGTCCTGTGCTGGTATAGGAACAGGGAGTATTTCAGTTCCACCACCGCCTCCGCTACCATCACCAGATGGTTTTATAGCTGGTTGAGAAATATCCTTAGATATATCCAACATATTATTAGAGGTATCTGATGATGCTTCTATAGTAGAATCTTTTTTATCTCCTTCTGTTTTTGATTTCCCTCCATCTGATTCTACACTCTCTTCTTTTTTGCCTCCTAACTTATTTGCAATGAACTTTCCACCCTTGATTATACCACCAGCCATGATACCCATAGGTGTTATCCCAATAACATCGCCTGCAAGAGATAGAATGTCTTTCTTACCTGGCTCACCCTGAGATCCCAAAGATCCTTTATTTCCTTTTTCACCAGATTCTCCTTTGTCTCCCTTGAGGAAGTTTTTGATTCCATCTATATTTGACCCACGAGAATCAAAATCAAACATGTTTCCTGTAGCAAAGTCTAAACCACCAGCCAATAATCTTTTCAATCCTTGTGGTTTTTTCTCCTCCTCTTTATTAAACTCTGGGTTTATTGGAGTTGGTTCTTTTTCTTTTTCCTCTGTCTCGCCACCTGATGTTGGAGTGATAGTCATTGCGCCACCTTGTTCCATCCTTAATATGGCATTAGGTGACTTACCTCCCATAGCATCTTCTTGTGGATCTACTGTGGATTCAGTAGAAGTGTCTTCTGTACCTGTTTCATCCTTTATTTCTTTATCTTTTTCATCTTTTTTGGGTTTCTCGTCTTTTTGTCTACGTCTTCTCCTCTCTATCAGATTAAGTTCACTTCGGAACTTTTCTATAATCTCATTGAATTTATCTCCGTCTATCTTATCCTCACCTTGTTTTTTCTTTTGAAGTCTTTTCTTTACTGCTCCAAATGCTTTCCCTGCAAGAACACCAGCGCCAAGAAGACCAGCACCCATAGCTATCTTACCACCGACTGCAGCAACACCCATTGCTGCTGGCGCTGCTTTGAAAGCCATTGCTAATAATCCTACCTTTGCAATATTCTTTATTAAACCTTTGAAGAATCCTCCTCCACCGCCTCTCGGTTTGGCTTTGGCCATCTTATTGATCAGATCGACAATTATACCCTTAGCTTCACTTAAAAACTGTAAGTTTCTTTGTAGAGAGCTCTGTAATCCTCCCAAACCAGATGCGAAACTCTGTAATGAATTTAATCCACCATCAAATATCTTTCCTAGAAGAGCGTTAGGATCGAATTGATTTACCTTTGATGTTACCGACTTAGCAATTTTAGGAACAAGAGATTGAACCTTATTAGTTACAAGTCTACCTACCTTTCTTACACCACCTTGTTTTAAATCTGGTCTTATAGGTTCTAGACTTTTAGTATTTAAAAGAGATTTCCTTCCTTTTACCTTACTCTGTTGTAGACCTTTTACTCCACCCCTGATACCTTCTAATAGACCTTCTTTTTTTCTCTTTAAAAATTTGCCAGGGTTAACCTTCTTTGTTGCCTTCCTAACATTTTTTAAGATAGATCCTACTTTAGCCATTTTTGATTTGTGCTTCCCTAGCTTTTTGTTTTAGGTTTTCTTCTTCAATGTGTAATCTAAGTAAGCCAACATAGATGTCCCTCTCCCAAGGCGGCATATTCTCAATTTCTGCTAGAGAATATTTATGAAACTGCATGAGAGCAAAATTGATTCGGAAGTATGTCTCAAGATTCATATGAGACATACCTAGGCGAAAAAATCCGTTAGCCCCTCTAGTATTACAGTGTTTTCTTTCTTAGTATTGGGATTGGTTACTTTTAAAGTATGTTGTAGTTTAGGCATAGTTTCAAAGAACTTTTCAATCTTTGCAAACTGTGCTGATGTCAATGATTCGACCCATTCTTTGAGTTCTTTTTTAGTACACTCAGCTGCTGAGAACATATCCTTTTCATTATATACCATGTCAATACATGATGCTATAATCTCAAATGACTGTTCAACAGTGTCTTTATCATCTGTAAAATTGTTTTCAATAAACTGACTAAGAGAAGGATACTTCATCTTAACAATGTATCCATCACCAATTTCAATATCTGTAGTATGTTCCTCTGATGTAATGACTTCTATATCATTGATAGGAACATTGACCGAAACCTCAGTCTCTCCATCATCTCCACATGTAACAATTAGATCTATTGATTCACCAACAGACTTGCCACGAATATTCAGAAACAAATATTCAATATCAAAGGCAGGGAGTTGTTCTACCTTGATCCCTCTTGTAATTACACAGGCTTTTATGACCTGTTTAACTGCACTAGTGATCTCTTTTTGGTTTCCACCTTCTAAAGCAAGTATGAGTATCTTTTCTTCTTTTACCAAAAACGGTCTGTACCTTACAGTCTTTCCGTTTGAAGGTAGTACCAATTCATGCTCAGAGGTCGTAATCTTAGGTAAGGGCATAATATGTAATCATTCTTTATTATTTAGAGAGGTTTTTTAAGCTATGTTATTGTTGACATTAGCTAGATCATTTGTGCCTAGTGGTGAGTTTTTAATGAAAAGATTTGTTCTATTATCACCATCACTAATCACTTTACCTTGATTAGAGTCAGATGATGGTGGAGCACTACGATCATTACCAATCTCACCTTGATTCGTTACTATAATATACCTGTCATAAGCAAACTCTACTGTTACTTGTAAAACTGTTGAGTTTTGGTAAGTCAAAGCAACGTCCTGTATGGATGTGGGGAAAGCATTTATAAATTTGTAACTAATCGCTTCTGGATCAAACATACCATATTTTTTATTCAACGCAAATCTATCTTCGTCATTTAATATGCGTACAAATGGATTGTCATTGGCCTGTTGTTCTTTTGGAGCAGTCGAGTAATTTTTTAATTGAGATTGAGTTTGACCTACATTTCTTTCAAATTTAGTAATAGTTAGACTTTTCTTGTATTCATTTGGATATCTGAATCTATGAAAAGAATTTGAATCTTGTGCTTTTGGGTATCCATCTGGATATCCCTGTGTGAGTCTTACATCCCCTTCGCCAACACCCGCTTTGTAGTATAGAGGATTCATGAAATTAATCCACTCTTGAAATAATCTTAAAGAGGTGTAGTCTGATGGAATGTAATAAGTTATAGCAATATCATTATATGCTCTCTGTGTGGCAAATCTCTCAGTTATACCTTGTCTGCTTCCCTGTTCAGTTAAAGTAGACATGGCTGTTCCAGGCAATATTGCTTCCGTTGCTAATAAAGAATATCTACGCATAGCAGCTGGAGTATCCATCACTCCACATGATGCCAACCAATTTTCTAAACTCTCTTCTAAATCTTCTGAAGCATTACTAGTTCCTTTTGCTAAGTCTAAATTAACAATATAAAAACTAGAGAGGGAAGGAGCACCCAATGCTGTTTGGAAATCTTCTTGAAACGCAAGGTCAAATTGACCTTTCTCAATACCATCAGGTGTAGTGCCTGCATTGAATGGTCTTATCTTCTGAAAATAGTTTTTATTCGTCTGTCTACTTATTGGCATCTAAATAAAGTTATGACTTACCATACTATGTATATGGCTTATAAGGGTAAATTTAAACCAAAACATATAAAAAAGTATAAAGGTGATCCCACTCAGATCATTTACCGCTCTCTTTGGGAGAAAAAGTTTATGGAATATTGTGATTTAACAGAGAATATAAGTCAATGGCAATCAGAGGAATTTTTCATACCATATAAAAATCCCTTAGATAGAAAGATACACAGATACTTTCCTGATTTCTTTATCAAATATCAAGATGCAAACGGTAAGAAAAGGTCTGTGGTGATTGAAGTTAAACCAAAGAAACAATGTAAAGCCCCACCAAAGAACCCGAAGAGGAGAACTAAGGCATGGGCTCACGATGTTCAGACATGGGTTATTAATCAAGCGAAGTGGAAAGCAGCAGAACAATACTGTGCTGATAGAAAATATGAATTTAAGATCATGACCGAAGACGATTTAGGTATCTCACATGATCGTAGACGATATTAAAGAACAAGCTGCTGGTGGTAGAAGAACCGCTGCATGGTATGTTAATGCACTTTCTAGTGCCTTATCTCAAGTGCAGAATATAGATGTCAGCACACAAGATACTAGTGGAATATCTATTGGTGATCTATTTTTCTTCTCATACAGTCCATCTTTTCCAGAAAGATATGAGTTTTGGGATACTCAACCACTAGCAGTAGCACTTACTTTCTACCGAGATGGGTTTCTTGGATGCAATTTACACTATGTAAATCCAGATTATCGTGATTCTGTTGCAGTGAGCCTACTAAATAGCGGTGGCGGAGCATCCGTTCCTAAAAATACCATACACAAATACCTGTATTCTGGTATAGGAAATTTACAAAAAGTTCCAAGATCGGAAGATTGGGGGGAGATTGCTAAATTTCCCACAGAACAATTCATACAACAAAATGGTATGAGATATCCAAAGACAAGAGCTTTTAACTGGAAAAAATGACAGATTCTAATTTAACCGTAGATCCTAGATTCCCAAACAATCCCGCTGAATTTGGAGTAGAAATAAAGACAAATACTGTCATTAGGCAAACAGTAAAGGGGAGGGTGCAAGAATATAAAACTTTCTACAAAGACGGAAATACTGTAATCCTTCCTGTTGACGATAAAGGAGTAGTATTACCAAAAGCAGAACCAATATACAAAAACGGAAAATGGGATCAAAGTAAAATAACAACACCAAGTTCAAATAGCAGGGGTAGAAAAACAAACGTAACCATAGATGGATTACGAAAGACAAATGAAAATCCACCTACTTTTACGGGCGTTATTAATCAACAACTCAAAGATTCTACAAAAAATCACCAGCTCGCAGTTGGAGATGACGTTGGAGGGTGGACGAAAACATCTGAATACACAACCAAAATACAAAAGAAAATAGATCGACTCCGAGGACAGTTGGATCAAGAAACAAATAATAGATCCAAACGAGCATTAAATTTTAAAATTAAGAGTCTACAAGAAAAATTAGATAAAGAAAATGATCTAAAATTACCAGGCGGACTAACTGGTGCTCTTGTAAGGGGAGCGGAAAATTACGATAGTGAAGAAGATATAATGTTCTACACCACTGTAAAATATCCAATGGATATGTCTGATCAACAGGATCGTTTTTCTATAACATGTTATTCATATCAAGCTCCTTATGCTACTGCGACTGAGGGAAGTAATGTAGGATCAGCATACGGAGTTCAAAGATCATCACCATATAGAAAGAAGTTGGGTGCTGGTCTCTTGTTACCTATGCCTAATAACATGGTAGATGGTAATGCAAGAAAATGGGAAGAAGACAATATAAACAACCAAGCATTAGATGCTGTGAGAGCGTCGATGAGTAATGGTATGTCACAGATCATAGCGGGTAAAATTGGACTCGGAGGATTACAAGGTTTCCTTAAAAATGCTATGGCAACTTTTAGAAGTGCAACTCAACAGTCTGGTAGACAAGAATTATTTGCAAACGAGATTAGTCAATTAGTGGGTGATATGGGATATGATGTAAGTGCAGACACTATATTAAGTAGAACTGCTGGTGTAATTGCTAATGCAAATACAGAATTACTGTTCGCTGGTGTATCCTTACGATCATTTGAATTTAACTGGTTGATGAGTCCAAGAGATATAAGAGAGGCAGCACAGGTAAGAATGATAATTCGTGCTTTGAAGCAGTGGTCTGCTCCTAGAAAATTAAAGAAACTTGTATCGGGGAAATCTGGTGCAGATGCAAGGGGAACTGGACAGGCTGGTGGCCCTACTTACTTCTTAGGAACTCCAAACATATTCAGACTAAGATATCTTACTGCTGGTAACAAAGATATTCTTGGTGTCAATAAATTTAAACCATGTGCTTTAACTGATATAAACCTTAACTACACTCCAGAAGGAATGTGGATGGCATATCAGGATGGTCAACCTGTCGCTGTACAGATGTCACTTAAATTTAATGAATTAGAACCTATATACAACACAGATTACAGTCCCGATGTAGCACCAGGCAGGGCGTTCAACAAGGATAATGAAAGAGCAGAGAATCCAGGCGATCTAATGCCTATAAGCATTATAAGACAGGATACACCTTACACAGCTGACGTAGGATACTAAAATGCAAGGATATTTTTCTTATCTACCAAATATAAATTACGTTTCTAGATCTACCGATAGGAGTTCTAATGATGAGTTTATACAAGTTAAAAACATTTTCAAAAGAGCCAAGATCCGTGATGACATGTTGAATGTTGTCACAGGTTTTGAGGACTATACAATCGTAGGTGATGGAAGGCCAGAACAAGTAGCACAGAAATTATACGGAGATCCTAGATTTGATTGGGTTGTATTGATAGCAAATAATATTACAAAGGTAAGAGATCAATGGCCTCTCACCGAAAATGATTTTAGAAATTTTCTTTTTGATAAGTATGGTAGTGAAGAGAAATTAGCAGAGATACATCACTATGAAACTAAAAAATTAGTAGATGATAATAATAGATTGGTGGTGCCAAGAGGACTAAGAGTTGATTCTAATTTCAATATGAAATATTTGGAGAGAAATACACTAAGACAAACAACAGTATCATACAGTGGTGTGCCCCTAAACAATACATCAACAATTGACAGTGCTGGAACTGTAAGAGATGCCAATGGTAATACTATTATACATGAGAATATATTCCCAGTATCAAACTACATGTACGAATTAGATATAAACGATGCCAAAAGAAGAATACAAGTCGTAAGACCAGCATTTCTAGATCGTGTTGTATCAGATATGGAAGATGTGATGAAATACAAGAAATCATCACAATATGTCAATAAGCGACTTAAAAATGCAGACAACCCCAGACTAAGGGGAGGCTAAAAAAAGGGGTCGTGAGACCC